GAGCTTGCCCAGCGCGCCGTCAAGCTGATTTCGATGCAGAAGGATGTCGGCAAGTTCGAGGCGATCATTCGCGAAAAGGACGGGGAGATTGAGGCGCTGAAAGAGACGGTCGACGAGGCGGCCAAGACCATCGCCGCCCAGAAAGCCGTCATCGACAGGCTGAAACTCTCTTCGGTGGCTTAAATGCTATACACGATCAACCAAGTAGTGTCAGACGCGCAAATGGAACTGGGCATCGCCCAGAAGCCGATTGCATCCGTGGTGACCTCCTTGGATGAGGACGTTGCCCAGATGTTGGCATTGGTGTCATCGGTTGCCGATGACGTGCTTCTTGAGGAGCCCTACAAGGTGACGCTGGGTGACGGCTATTGGGTTTCGGACGCCAACGGTGTTCCGAAACCCCGCCCCACCACTGATACCGACCTCATCCTGTTTGACGGTCGCCTTTGTATCGACGGGCTGAAATACCGGTTCCTCAAAGCCAAAGGCTTGGAATTCGGCGAGGAGATGCGCGATTACGTCGCCCGCATGAACAAGCTGGCCGGGCGCGTTAATGGCCGGGTTCTCGACCTCGATACAGACGAGGGCCGCCAGATATGAGGATGATGCCATCTAAATACGGCGCCCAAGCCAAGCCGGTCATCGTCAAGCCGTCCGGCCGGTCGAACATTTCGCACGTCGCCGCACCCCTCAAGGGGCTGTCACTGTCGGCAGCGCTTTCCGCCAATTCCGACCCGATGAAGGCCACCATCCTCGATAATTGGCTAATCGACGAGGATAAAATCAGGTGCCGCCACGGGCGCAAGAAAATCTATACCCACCCGGACGGCGCGCCGATTGAGAGTATCGTGCCATTTTACGGCTTTCCGACCCAGAATATGGCGCTCGGCACCAACGGCAAGTTGACCAGCTATTCCGGGGTGACGCTGCATTCCGGCTATCTCGGCAACAACTGGTCTTGGACATCATTTGCCAATCTTGGCGCCCAGACCTACACGCTGATGGTCAACGGCTTTGACGGTGTCTGGTCGTGGGATGGCTCAAACCTTGCCGGGGGTTTGGTCAAGGAAACAGTGACGGCGCCCGCTTCCGCATCGTGGATCAACCCCGACAAGTTCGACATCATTTTGACCCACCAGAACCATGTCTGGTTTGCCGACACCGAAAATCTGGCGGTCTATTATCTGCCGCTTCAGCAGAAGGCGGGCGAAGTCAAATATCTGCCGCTAAACGCCATCTTCAAGCGCGGCGGGCTGGTGCGCGCCGTCTTCTCTTGGACGGTCGACGGTGGCGACGGGATGAATGACAAGTTGGTCATTTTCTCCTCGAATGGCGAATGCGCGATCTATTCCGGCACCGACCCGGACACCGATTATTCGCTCGATGGCGTCTATCGTTTCGATAGCCCGATGAGCAAGCATTCCGTCGTGCAGTATGGCGGTGAGCTTTACGTGCTGATATCGACCGGCCTTGTGCCGATGTCGTCGCTGATGAAGGCTCAGGTCGAGCAGCTTGGCCAGACAGACCGCAACGTATTTTCCGCCTTCACCGAGAATTCCCGCCGCTTCCGCAATCTGCCGGGCTGGGAAGCCTTCATTGATCCGTCGTCATCGCGCATCATCTGCAACATGCCGCAAGGCACGGCGAACCGCTATCAGCAGATGGTGCGGTTCATGCCGACGCAATACTGGACCAGTTGGAGCGCCATTCCGTCGCGCTCCATCGGCTGGCTCAACAGTGTTCTCTATTTCGGCGACGACAGCGGCAATCTTTACGCCTCTGGCCGCTCCTATCTCGATGATGACGGCGCCGCCATCAAAGTCGACGTGCAGCTGGCTTGGTCGAATTTCAGAACGGCGGGTGTCAAGCATTTCAAGATGGCCAAGCCGTACATCGAGACCGATGGCCAGCCAAAACCGATCATCGATATTCAGGTGGATTTTGAGACGAACCCGCCCGTTAATCAGCCGGACCTGACCTTTTCCACCGAAGGCGCTGACTGGGATACAGCGACATGGGATGAAAGCGACTGGGCGCCGCCCTCGACGATGGTGGCCAAGTGGTCCGGGGTCGGCCGTCTTGGCACGGTCGGCGCCTTCCGAATGCGGGCATTCGTCAAGGGCTGCGAATTTGCCTTTGCTGGCGCCGATATCCTCTACGAGACAGGGAGCGTCATGGGATGACACCGACCTTTGCTATAGAGAACAAGCCCGATTTCATCGCCTATATGCGCGACCGCATCGACCTCGATTTGCGCGGCCAGAACCTTGATGGACCGAACTGGTTTTGCGTCACGGTGCGCGGCCTTGGCAACGAGGTGATTGCCGGGCTGGCCGCCGAATTCAAGAGCCCGTTCGATGTGCATTTTTCCGCCGCCATCGACCACCCGGACGCGATTTCGCGGCGGCTGTTGCGCGGCATTTTCCGGGCGCTGTTTTCGAAGGCGGCGCGCATCACGGCGCTGGTCGACCCGGTCAATTTCGAGGCAACCGACATGGTCGAGCGGCTGGGGTTTATCTATGAAGGCTTTTTGCGGCGCGGGCTTGATGGCCGCCGCGACGCGCTGCTTTACGGGATGCTTCCCGAGGACTGCAAATTTCTGCCGGGCGTTAGGGCCGCCCGTTCCATCAACGGAGAAGACCGATGGTCTCACAGCCCAAGAGCCCCGACCCATACGACACAGCAGCGGCGCAGCAGCAAGCTAATGTAGGGTCGTCGGCCGCCAGCGCGATCATCAATAATGCCAACGAGAAAAACCCGTATGGCACGGTGACCTATAACCAGATCGGCACCGGCACGGTTTACGACGCCAACGGCAAACCGATGGAAGTGCCGCGCTATGAGCGCGTCGTCAGTCTGTCGCCAGAGCAGCAGAAACTCTACGAACTGCAAAGCCAGATGCAGACCAATCTCGGCAATCTTGGCGTCGACCAGTCGAGCCGCTTGCAAGGTCTGCTGGGAACCAATCTCGACACGTCGGGCGTTCAGGACTGGTCGAAAGGGGTGGCGCCAACTGCCTATGATCCGAACGCCTACGCCAAGCAGCGCGACGATGTCACAAACGCGCTGATGGCGCGCTACCGCACCCAGAATGACCCGCAAAAGGCAGCGCAAGAGGCGCAGCTGGCGGCGCGCGGTCTGTCGCCGGGGTCACAGAACTGGGGCGCCGTGCAGGACGCCCAGAACCGCAAGGATACCGACGCCAGCATGGCCGCCATTCTTGCCGGTGGGCAGGAGCAATCGCGGCTCTTGGGCGAGGAGCGCGCCGGGCAGCAGCAGCAGATGGATTATGCGTCCTTCCTCAACAATTTGCGCGGTGCGCAGCTGGGCGAGAAACAGACGATCCGCAACGCCCCGATTAACGAAATTTCGGCGCTTATGTCGGGCTCGCAGGTATCGGTGCCGCAATTCCAGCCGTTCAGCCGCCAAGGCGTCGATAGTGCGCCCATCGGGCAATACATCTATTCCGACTACGCCAACCGGGCGAATGCGGCAGCAAACACCAATGCCGGAATTTTCGGCCTTGGCGGGTCGCTGCTTGGTCTGTTGTAAAGGAGAATGACGATGCCCTTCCTTCAGGAGCTTATGGGTGGAATGCAGAAGCCGACCGCTCAGGAAATGGCCGGTGGCATTCCCCAGAACGCCGACCCCGGCAAGGCTGGGCTATTGGGGATGCGCGGCGGCAATGGCCTTATGGGTCTGCGCGGCAAGCCCGGCGCCGGACCCAGTTTCCAGCCGCCCCCGGTTCAGGCAACTCCCACCCCCGACCTCGCCCCGCAACCGGCCCAGATGATGCCGGAAGGTCAGCCTATCCCCTCCGCCGTTCCTCCTTCGGCGCCGATGCAGGGGATGGGTGCGCCGCCCATGGGTATGGCAGCGCCCATGGGCGCCGCCCCGCCGATGCAGGGCAACCCGGCGCTGTTGCAAGCGCTGATGCAGCGGCAACAGGCCATGGGTCAAGGAGCGCGATAAATGGCCGCCAACGCGGAAGTTCTGGCCTACCTGATCGAAGGCGCGAAACGGCGGGGCATCGACCCAGCGACGGTTCAGCGCGCCTTTGGCCATGAGGGCTTGAACGTCTTTGACCCCAGCCGCCCCGACCGTGGTGGTGACGAGGGGTCGAGCTTTGGGCCGTACCAGCTGCACTATAAAGGCTTTTCCAAATCGATGCCGAATGCTGGCATGGGCGACGATTTCACCCGCGCCACCGGTCTGCACGCCAGCGATCCGTCAACGTGGAAAGCCCAGACCGATTATGTTCTCGACTACCTCGCCAACGGCGGCTCATGGAAGCCGTGGATGGGCGCCGCCGCCGAAGGCATCACCGGCCGCATGGGTCTGCCGGGCGGCACTGCCGGACCAAAAGCCGGTGAGGCCACCGTCGCCCAATACCGGGCCGGACAGGCAGGAGATAAGCCGGTCTTTGTCGGTTCGGCGCCGGTCGCCCCGGTTCAGGGCGCGGCACCGGCCGGAACCGCCGTGGCTGACGCAGCCCCGGCTAACGACAAGGCGGGCTGGCGCAAGAAGCTCGCCAAAATGGTCGCGGGCTATAAGGCGCCAGCCGTCGCCAAGAGCAGCGTCAATTTCGATGCGATGAGACCGACCCCGGCCGCCCGTGTCGACACCCCCGAAATGGCGCTCTTTGACCCAAGCCAAGCCGCCCAGCAACGGCAAGATTTGGCGCTCGCCATGCAGAGGCTCAACAGCGGGAAATTGTGGCTATGAGGCTCATTCCGACATCGCTCACCCAGCGCACCGTCGACCCGAACAACCCCACCGGGGGGTTGACGATCGATGCGCTCAGAGCCCGGCAGCTGGCACTGCAAAAGGCCGCACCGGAAGCCCCGGCCCAGATTGCCAGCCCGTGGCAGGGCGCGGCCTATATGGCGTCGGTCTTTGCCAATTCGCAGCAGCAGAAACAGGCGGCGGCCGAAGAGGCGGCCGGACGGCAGAAGCTTGCCCAACTGATCGGCGGCATCGACATGACCACCGGGGCAACGCCGCAACAGCTGGCAGACATCGGGACGCTCGACCCGGATATGGAAACCAAGCTGTTTGCCGACGCAATGGCCCAGCGCCGCGCCGATGCAAACTACCAGCGAGCGCGCGCCGACCGGTTGACCGATGTTCAAAGCGCCAACCAGTTTGCTATCGACAGGCAGCAGGCCGGTTGGGAGCATGACGACGCCAAGCCGCTGACCGATATGGGCCGCCTCGATGCCGATCTGAAGGCCGGGCGCATCACCCAAGCCGCCTATGACGAGGCTGTTTCGAAAATGCAGCCGGAAAGCTATGGCCCAATCGTCACTGGCGATGAAGCCAAGGCGCTCGGGCTCGACCCGACGATGCAATGGCAGCAGAACCTCAAGACCAATAAGTGGGAGAAGCCGGGCGGCAACGGGATCAACATCCAGACCGTACCATCAGAGGTCGGGGCGCGCGTGGCGCTTGGCGACGACTTCCTTGCCAATATCGACGAGGTGAAGCGCTCGGCCGACGCTGGCGAAATGACCGGCCCTATCGATTACTCATCGGCAGTGCTGATGGGTCGCGGTTCGGGCGGCAACGCCTACCGTCTGCTGGTGCAAGGCTCGGAAAGCTTGGTCCGTCAGCTGACAGGCGCGGGCAAGAGCCAAACGGAAGCGGAGAGCCAAGCACGGCAATTCCTGCCAGTCATCACCGACGACGCCAAGACGCTACGGGCCAAGGTCGACGGGCTTGAGCGGCAATTGCGCGCCACCCGCGAGGGCGCGACGGCTGGCCGCAGATTTCCGGGCGCCCCGGCCGCTGCCGCCCCAACGCTGCCGGAAGGCGTTACCGAGGATGACATACAGGAAACCATGCGCGTCAATGGTATGACGCGCGAACAAGTGCTTGAACGTTTAGGAGGGGCCAATGCCGGGCCGTAACCTTTTCGCCAAAGATAGCGGTGTTCCGAATAGCGGTGTCCCTGACACCGGTTTGCCGTTGACGCCGTCGCCGAAGCCGGTGCCGCAAGACCTCCTCGCCAAAAACGAGGAGACGCAGCGCTTCAACCGGTTAAAAAAGATTGCGCGGGCCGGGCTGGATCAAGGTTACACGCCCAGCGAGACCGGTTCAGCCATCGGTGAGCGGCTGACGGACAGCTTTACGCTCGGCTTGCGTGGCCCGGTTACCGGTCTCGCTAATGCCACCGGAGGCGCACTGTCCGACGCATTAGGCATGGGTGGCGAGGGCTCTTTTGGCGAGCGCTACCGGGCGGGTGAAGCCGCCTATGACGACTACATGAAAGAGCAGACCGACAAGGCGGGCTGGGCCGGAACCGGCGCCGGACTGGTCGGCGGTCTGCTGACTGGTGGCGGCGCCGGGCGTGCGGCTGTCTCCATTCCTCGCATCGCCGCCGAAAGCGCTGGTATGGCTGGCGTTGAGGCGACGGCGCGGGCGCGCGGCAGTCTCAGCGACCGTGCGGCCGAAGGTCTGGTTGGTGGTCTGGTCGGTGGCGCATCGGGCGCCGCCATTGGTGGCATCACCCAAAGCCTACTGCCAGGCTTCCGGGCACGGCGGGCGCAAGCCCGTGAGGCGGCGCGCGGGCCGGACCCGGACACTATCAAGGATGCGGCCCGGCAGCTTTATCGGCAGATCGATAATGCGGGCATCACCTATGATGCGAATGTCTATAGCCAGTTGCCGCGCAATGTCGCCACCGAACTGATGCAGGCGGGCTATAACCCGGCCATGGCGCAACACGCCGGGATTGCCCCGTTGATCGACGAATTGGACACCATCATGCAGCACGCCGCCGCCAATGGTGGCGCGGTGCCGTTTCAGCGATTACAGCAGTTGCGCACCATGGCGACCGATGTGGCTTCTTCGAATGAGCCGGGCGCCCGCCGTTTGGCTGGCATCGTCCGCAACAATATCGATGACTTCGTTGATAACGCCCAGCCGTCACAAGGCTTCCTCAATGGGCCAGCCGCCAATGACCTCTGGCGACAGGCGCGCGGCATGTGGCAGCGCGCTTCGAAAACGGAGGACCTTCTATGGAACGTCACCAAGGCCGAACGGCGAGCCGCGTCGACTGCATCCGGGGGCAATGAGCAAAATGCCCTTCGGCAGAATGTGCGCGGGATGCTCGACCGGGCGGAAAAGCCGGGCCGTTATAATCCTTTCACCCCAGAAGAGACGGCGGCAATGGAGGAGGTCATCAACGGCACGGGCGTGCAAAACAGTCTGCGCTCTTTCGGCAACAGCTTCGGCGGGTCCGGCTGGGCGCCGGTCGCATCAGGCGCCGGAACGGCCGGGGTCGCCCACATGTTTGGATTGCCGCCAGAGCTTTCTGTTGCCGCCAGTGCTGGGCTTTATGGCGCCGGGCGCGGCGCCCGCGCCCTGTCGACGCGCATGGCGCAAGATCGTGTCGACGATCTGGTGAGGCTGTTTGCGACCGGTTCTCAAGCCCCGGCCGCCGCCGCTGCTGGGCCGCCGCGCGCAATTTCGATGCTCGACGCACTGGCGCAAAGGCTGGCGGCTAGAACTGCGCCAGTGGCGACGCAGGAAATGTATAGCGGTGGGTGGTGATCGATCAGATGTCGGCGGTGATGATCTGGCCGATGAGAATGAGGCCAATAGCGGCGAATATAGCAACGCACATGCTGGCGGTTCCTTTGTTAGCTACCCCTGATTTAAACCTTGGAGGTTTAAAAGACAATGGCCTTTGACGGTAACGGGACTTTCCTTCGGATTATGAACTGGGTGGCGGATGCTGCATCCGCCATCAAGATCAAGGCCGACCGGCATGACCAGCAAGACGATGATTTTGCGGCCGGGCTCACCAACTGCATCACTAAGGATGGCCAGACCCAGCCGACCGCCAATCTGCCGATGAACGGCAAGAAGCTCATCAACCTTGGCGACCCGACCAACCCGACCGACGCCGCCAATAAGAAATATGTCGACGCGGTCAAGACGTTCAGCCAAGGGTTGGAAATTTCCGGTGCCGACAGCCTTGGCCGCCTTGGTTTCACGTCGCCGACTGGCGTCAACGGTCTGTCATTTACCGGTGCCGACCTTGGATGGTTCGCCCGGCTGGCCGATGCCGGGGCGACCCCGCCGACCAAAAACCGGCTGGTGCTGAACGACAAGCCGGACGGTTCCGGCGCCGATGTCATCACCGCCAACGATGACGGTTCTTTCACGGCGATCAAAAGCTACGGCAAGATTGAAATCGGTCTGAAGCCGACCGCTGGCCTTGGCACGCTGGCCTTTTATGCCGTCGATGGAACGACCGTCCGGGCCAAGTGGGAGGTGTCGAGCGGCGCGGCGGCCGATGTCAATTTCACCGTCGACACCAAGGTTTTTACCTTCGGCATCGACGGTTCTATCAAGGCGCCGGGCAAGCACTACGCCGCCGACGCCTTCCTCGACACCAATGGCAATGTCAGCGGCACAGCTTGGAACGCTTGGGGCAGTCTCAGCGCCTTTGATGCCATCTCGGCCCGCATCGAGGCGCGCGCTTTGTTTCAGGCCAATGACCGCGTTTCCAAGATGCTCTATCGCAAGACCAGCCAAGGCTCTTTCTGGACACCGGACAATGGTCTGGTGATGTGCCCAGCGGGCGCCGTGTTGACGGGAATAAACATGTCCGGCACGTCGAACAACCCGACAATGTATTATCACTATCTGCAAGTTTATGACCCGGTGCGCGGCTGGGTCGGGTTTACGGGGTGATGCCATGCAGATCACCGATTTCGGCTTTTTCCGCGTCTATGAGCCCAGAGATTTTGAGCCGCAAATCCTCTGTTTCGAAAACGAGGATGGGCAGGACTGGTACGATTTGCGCGTGGCGCTCACCAGCTGGGATAACGAGGGCCGCTTTATCGATGCGATCTATGGCGCGTGGGCGATGGTCGATGCCGATGGCATCGTGACAAATGTCGAATACGACCCTTCCCGGCTAATGCCCGGTGACCGCCGCGTGCTGGGCATCGACGCCAGACATACGGATATCAAGCCGGGCATGGTTTACCGCGACGGCCGATTGGAGGCACGCGAATGAAGGTTCAAAGAACCGTCTGCATCAACCCTATTGAGCCCGCGCCCATCTCATTACGGGCGCCAGCAAAGGTGCCGTTGACCGTCGATTTTCACTATCTCGACCAAGCGGGCGGCGGCATTTCCGTGGATGTAGCGGCGCAACTGCAAGTGACCTCGCGCACCAACGGCAGCACCGACACCTATCCGGTGCCCGCCATCGACATCAATAACGGCAACGCCCGCGTGACTATCGGCAAGGACATCTTGACCGATATGAACGGCTACCTGCTGCGACTGGTCGGCACCTATAAGGGCGAAGCCATGTTGATCGGGCTCGGCTCGCTGCGCATCACCGAGGCGGCTGGCATCGAGGAAACCCCGGAAGATGTGATCGACGATGTGCCGCTGACGCTCGCCTATAATCTCGATACCGCCATCACCATCCGGCTTTGGCAGGATGCCGCCAAGACGGCACCATTCGACCTCACATCAGCCACCATCATCGCTTCGATCTATGAGAGCCGTGACAGCACCGTGACTTTGGCCAGCTTCACCGTGACGCCGACCGCAACGCCGGGCGAGGTGGTGTTGCAGATGCCCTATACCGTCATCAACACCCTGCCCGCGACATGCTGGTGGGCGCTGCGCGCGTCGACCGCTGGCGGGGTGACGACGCTTTGCCAAGGCACCGTGACCATCGTGGGAGTGCCCGCATGACTGATGTCGTAGTTCAGGACAAGGATGTTGTCGTCGAGGTCGAGCAGCCGACCGTTCCGACGACCGCGAGCCCGCCGAAGATCGGGCTTGTCGAAATAAACCAGAGCATCGCGCGCGGTTCGATCTGGACCACCGGCCATGGCGCCCCGGCAGTTCCGGGCGGCCAGAATGGCGACATGTATCTCGATATCGACACGGGCGATATCTATCAGTGGGCGGGCTCTTGGCAGTTTCAGGGCACTTTCGCTCCTGCCACCCTGACCCCGGCTGAAATCCTCGCGGCGCTGCTCACGGTCGACGGCGACGGGTCCGGGCTCGATGCCGATCTGCTTGATGGCGAGCATGGCTCCTATTACGCCAAGCAGTCGGACATGACGACCGAGACGACGCGCAACGATGACCAAGATTTCCAGATTGCGCAGAATTCCGGCGACATCGCTGGCAACATCGCCGCCGTTGCCAACCTGAACGCCACCAAGGCGCCGATTGCCAGCCCGATCTTTACCGGCGACCCGAAAGCGCCGACCCCATCGCCCGGCGATAACGACACCTCGATTGCGACCACGGCTTTCGTCACCGCCGCCGTGACAGCTGGCACCCTTCCGGCCGACATCCTCGCCAAGCTCTTGACGGTCGATGGCACGGGCAGCGGGCTCGACGCCGACCTCTTGGATGGCCAGAGCGGCGGCTATTATCTCGACCTCCTCAACGCCACCGGCATCCTTCCGGCCGCCCGCTTCAACGATACCAGCCACGGTGTAAGGGGCGGCGGCAATCTGCACGCGCTCGCCACCGACGCCATTGCTGGCTTCATACTCGACGCCCCCAGCGATAGCTTTGTCTACGGTCGCAAGAACGGCGGATGGTCAACGGTGATCGGCGGCGCCACGACCGACGACAACCCGCCAGCTGGGCCGCTGCAGGATGGCCAGCTGTGGTGGAAATCGTCGACCGGGGTGCTTTACCTCTGGTATGACGACGGCAACACCCAGCAATGGGTGCAAGTGTCGGCCAGCCCGCAAATCGTCGACAACAACTATGTCCGCAAGACAGCCGACGAAGAAAATTGCATCGTCAATCCGTCGATGTGGGTAAGCCAAGAGGTCGCTGGCGCGGCGGTGACCGCCAATGGCGCCTATCCGGTCGATCAGTGGCAAATTGGGCTTGTGACAACCGGTGCAATTTCGGCGCAGCGAGTGGTAACACCTGTCGGCGCAAGCTCACCCTCGCCCTTCCGGCTGCGTTTGACCGTGACGACGGCCGACGCTTCGATTGCCGCAGGCGAGTATTGCGTCATTTCCCAAGCCATCGAGGGGGTGAGGATCGCCAAACTGAAATATGGCACAGCCGTTGCCCGGCAAGCAGTGTTGCGGTTCGGCTTCAAGGGACCGGCAGGCACGTATTCAATACGACTGATCAACGGCGCGACCAATCGCAGTTATGTCGCCCAGTTCACCATCACGGCAGGGCAGGCGAACATCGACACAGCGCAGAGCATCGTCATTCCCGGCGACGTCACTGGCACTTGGACTGCCGACAACACCCTTGGCTTAACGCTTGCCTTCGTCCTTACGTCCGGCTCAACCTTCGTTGGCGTGCAGGGCTGGCAGGCAGGCAATATTCTTGCCGGGCCGGGGCAGTCGAACGGGCTTGGCGTCGTCAATAACGTGTTTGAAATCTGGGATGTCGGCCTTCATGCCGATGGCGACTTTACCGGCGTAGCGCCGCCATATGTGGTGCCGGACTACGATGACGCTTTGCGCGACTGCCAGCGCTATTGGCAAGCAGCGCAACCAACCCAGCGCTTTTGGGCAACGGCGGCCAACCAAGTAGCGGGGTCGAGCTTTCCGTTCCCGGTAAGTATGCGCACGACGCCAACGTCAAGCATGGTTAACAACGGCGTATCGAACAACGTTACCAGCGTCACTCTTACCACCATAACGGCTGATGCCGCCCGTGTTCAAATCCAAGCAGCCGGGACAGGAGACACCTATTCATTGGCCGCCAACTTCACACTGAACGCGAGGATGTGAGCCATGGCTATCGACTTCCCCGCAGCCCCGGCCGTAGGCCAACAATTCGTCGGCGGCAACACCACCTATCAGTGGGATGGCACCGGCTGGAATATCGTGCCTCAGATGGGGCCGATGTCGATGTCCGACACGCCGCCACCCAATCCAGCCATAGGTCAACAATGGTGGCGCACCAGCAACGGCCAGCTTTATCTCTGGTATGACGACGGCAATACCCAGCAATGGGT